GCAGCTTCGAGTGCAGATACTCAAGCCACTGAAGAGGATTACTCGGGACAGAGGCAATAACCGGTTCGCTCATCTAGAAACCCACCACTCTGGATCGTCGTTTCTTCAGCCGCCCATCTGCGATGGCGTCAGCCCTCGCCTCGAACGCGAGAATTGAGCACACCGCTAGGTCGATCTTCTTTTTGGACCGGGGAGAATCCTTGATGATCAAGGCCCCCTGGGGAACTTCGCGGGTAACCGCGTTGATCACGTGGCGGGTTATGTCCTCGTCGCCGTCGTGCTTCAAGTCCTGAACCATGGCGGCAGAACGGAAACGTTCCGTCGCCTGCGCCATGCGTGTTGGCTTGTTGGTCCAGTACTCGTAAACGATGTCGTCGCCGTACTCGATAGACCAACGGCCAATGGCTTCCTGCCAGTAGGGCGGGTCACCGTAGAACCATTCGACCTTGTACGTGCGGAAGGCATTCGCTATCGCGGCCTCAACCGCGAGGACATCGACTTCCCAGTCAGGCTGGTTCGGGTTCCGCGGATTCTCCTGAAGGTGCAACAGGAACAACTTGCCGTCCCGAAGTCGACACCCCACCGCGCCTGTCGCGTCTCCACGCAACGACCCATCGAATCCGATGGCTATCTGGTCGCCAGGAAGGATCGGATCGTCCTCCGCGAGGCACAGATCCCACTCATCCTTGGACATCCAGCCGTCAGCGTTCTCCTGAATGTTGTTCAGGTAGAAGCGGTATGCGACGGCAGCTGGTGTACGCGGGTCCTGGATCGCGTCGGCGATGCCTTCAACGTCGACCCAGTGGGAGTCCCCGTAGGCGTCGATGATGGCCGCAATGACCGCCTCACGGTCCTTGAGGTCTACGTCCTTCTCGGCCTCCACGCAGTCGTAGAGGAGGCGTGCAGCGGTCCCGAGGACGGCTTCATGCGTCCGCTGGGCAATGCTGTTTTCGTTGGGGTTATAGGCGTTCGTCGTCTCGATCAGACGAGAACCGGCACCCGCTGTCTTCTGCACATTTCGGTCGAGCGTTTCCCAGACGTATACGCCCTGGTTCGACTCAATCCAGTGATGGACCTCGTCACACACGACAAAGGATGGCCGGGCACCTTCCAATCCACGAGAGGAAGACGTAACCGGCTCGATACGACCGGGCCGGCCATCCTTGAACTGGATCAGGCCCTTGCCGATTTCGATGTTGTACTCAGCCTCGGCAGGAGACTCAGCCAGCATTCCGCGAATCATGTCGCGGGTGTTAGCCGTCTGATCCAAAGAGGTGGCAGCAATCTGCACCAGAGGGAGCGGCACTCGCTTGCCGACAGGCATGCCGTTCTCATCGAAGTGAGAGAACCTAGCCGGGCCTACGAACTCAACAATGCAGAGTGCGGCGAGAAGTGGCGTCTTCCCCCACCCCTTAGCCCTACGTAGGGCCGCGGTGCGGTACAGCCAACGACCATTCTCGTCAATCGCGTACATCCAAAGGACGAAGCGCAATTGCTCAGGAGTGAACTTCCACGGCTGGCCGGCGTCCTCGCCGTCAGGCTGGACAATGTATTTCTGGGCCCACCGAATGATCTGGTAGCCGAGACTCCTAGTCGGGTGTGGGACGCCCTTCGGAATGTTTCCCGTCTGAGGCATCCCACATCACCTCCTATGCGTCGTTAAGCAGCTTGAACAGCTCCTCGTCCATGTCAGAAACAGAAAGGTCCGGGTCCGCCTTTTCTGGCGTCTCCTCGGATTCGTCATCGATCTTCATGCGCAATCTGGCGCGGTCCTCGACCGTCGCGCCCCACTTGGCCACCCGCATGCGGATCTCTGAGGCGTGCTTCAGCTCGCCCCGGTAGAACTCGTCCACCAGGCGCGTAGTGATCTCCAGCTCGGTCCAGTCCGTCTCGGACCAGCCCTGTGTCTGGGGGGCCGTGGACCAGGTGCGCCAGAAGCGCTTCCCCCCGGCCGTGGTGATCCCGAGGCCGCGGGGCATTTCCCGGCCCGGCTGGGCGGACGCCTCTAGCTCCTGGGCGTGCTCGTGCTTATTGCGCCTCACCGCGTTCGGCTTGGGCTTCGGTCCACGTGTCATCAGAGCCTCACCTGACCTGCGTCAATGCCGTACAGATCCGCAAGGTCGTCCAGCTCATCGATCGCGTCCTGACGCCATCCCTTGCGCTGCTGGGCTTTGCTCGGCCTGGAGGCCGGCGCGGTGCTGCACCAGGTGAAGGGGCAGTCGTCGCAGTGGCCGTTGCAGTCGACGGCGTACATGGCGAACCTCCGGAGTGAATGAATGAAAAAAGCCGCCCAGCCCCGGAGGGCGGACGGCAGGAAGATCGGTGTGCTCGACCGGATTCGAACCGGCGTCGCCTCCCGGAAGGGGAGGAGTCCTGGGCCGCTAGACGACGGGCACCGCTCAGGGTTCGGGTTGCGCGCGACCGGTTCCCTGGGCCTGCGGGTGCGACCCGCATGGCTCCCCGACCTGGACTCGAACCAGGGACCCGCGGATTAACAGTCCGCTGCTCTGCCAAGCTGAGCTATCAGGGATAAAAGTCAGACTATTACCTGTCTTCGTAGTAGGTCTTTGCGCGGTGACATGTCTTACACAGGGTCCAGAGGTTGCCTAGTTCCCATGTGCCGCCTTTGGCGATCGGGACAATGTGGTCTATCTCAAGGTCCGATCTTGCGTCGCATTTGCGACACTGAAAGCGGTCCCGGGCGAGCGTCTTGGCTCGCCTCGTCGACCAGTCACCAGGACGGCTCCGGTTGCGGGCCGAAACCCTGTCCCACCCCCGCCGTACCTGGTGAGACGCGCAGCGACCATCCTTCACAGTCACGGAGGTGCAGCCGTCTCGTAGACAGATGCTCTTGGCTCTCGGCACGGGCCCCCCATGGCTGCAAGGTCTATGGCCCCGGCCGGGTTCTTGTCTGGCAGCCGGGGCCGTCCTCCTGGACCACACCTTCGAAGGGTCAAGCGCACCCTCAACGAAGGGATCAACAGGAGGAAGTTCAATGAGAAACAGCTGAGAACTAGGTTGGATCTTCCTAGTTCCGCAACGCAGTTTCTTAAGGTTTCAAGTTTCTTTACCAGAGTTACTCATAGGTAACTCTGATCAGACTGATCGTTCGATCGCTCGTTTCACTCGCTCTCTCACTAATGATGTATGTGTCCTGCAAGCAGGTGTCCGGATACATTTCTGAGAAGTGAGATACAGGTCACATGAAACTAAGTGGGTCTACTCTCTATTTGCATCGACAGGTTGCTACGAGAGCAAGCTGTATGTATGCTCCTCCAAGATCATCGACCACGACGACCACAACGAAGGTGGGCCCAACCAGATGACCAAGCTCCCCAGCGACGCTGAGATGACCAAGCTGTTCGTCTTGGGGCAGCTCAACAACCGGGAGATCGCAGACAAGTACGACGTCACACCCCAGGCCGTGAATAAGAGGTTCCAGAAGCTCGGGCTGGAGCGGAGGCCGTACTCCAACGACGCCAACGCCGAGATCGCGAAGGTGTGGAGGGTGGTAGCCACCCAGGGCGCCGACAGTCACCACGCCATCTTCTCGATCCAGACCCTCCGTCTGTGGCTGCGGCTCAGGCTCGGAGACAGAGAGCTATCGGACCGGCAGAGGCGTGACGCGCTGAACTTCGAGAAGCGAGTGCGAGAGAGGAACGTCGTCCTTGCCTACGACCCGGAGAAGGAGAAGCCCTTCTTCTGGGTGCCGCGGGAGGCGCGTGATGACCGCCTGGTGGTCCGCTACCCGAAGGAGAAGGGTGCGCCGCCGCTGGATGAGCTGGCCCGCTTCCGCCTCCCCGACGTGCCCTCTGAGTGAGTGGCAAACCGTCTCCGCAGATGTGGCCTTCAGGTGAGTGGATTCTGAAGGCCCGGCGAAACGGACAACTAGATCAACTCAGGACACGGCCCCGCAATGCGGGGCCTTTTGCATTCCCAAACCAGATTCGAACTGGTTCTGAAGGGCTCCTTCGCAAATGGTTGTACGGGTTATGTCTCAGATGCATAACAGTGCAGGTGAAGGGTGGACATTACCGACGGGTAAGTGAGCCAAGGCACAGTTGTTTCGGGGGAATCTGTGGTTCCCCTTGGCATAAGGTCATGCTTGCGATCGCAACGAAGGGGACTGGTTGCGACCCGATGAAGGAGTGAAGATTGGCCGGAACCGTGCTTAGCCTCGCCGTGCCTAACACGCAGGTGGAGCGACGCTTGGCTGTGCTGGACCTGATCGAGGCCAGCAACACGATCCAGACCAGGATCACTCGTGATGACAATTTGCTGATGGTGCACACCATCGCGACCGGGGTCGGTGAGTACTGGGACATCACCTACGGCGAGAACCTGTCCGACGGTGAGATTCAGGAGCTGGTCAACCTCGAAGAGCGGGCCTGGAGGGACTACGGCGTCCGTCTCATCGACATCACTGTCGAGAGGCAGGAGAACGACTTCCCTCACCCTCTCTTCCCGAACAGCAAGCACCACACCTACGTCCGACTCTGCCCGAAGGCGGCCCGTTGACCCGCGACATCACTACCCAGCCCCGTTCCGTCTCTCAGACCCAGCAGTACGAAGACTGCGCCTGGAAGTTCTACCTCCAGCGTGTTGAGCGGGTAGTGCCCGTACCTGCCGCCTGGAGTGCGCATGGCACGGCCTTCCACAGCGCCGCTGAAGCCGTCGAGAGGTCGGGACGGACCATGACAGCGGAGGAGGCCGTACAGCTCTTCTCCGACCAGTACAGCGCCCTGGTGAACAAGGCCCTGGACCAGGAGCCGAACACGGACCGGTGGCTGTCTGCCAACGGCTCTGGCGGCGAGGACATCGAGCGCCGGTACGTCCTGGGCCAGGAGCACACACGCCGGTATGTGGAGTGGGCCCAGGAGAACCAGCCGGCCATCTGGATGACACCCAGCGGGGATGACGCGCTGGAGCTGTATTTCAAGGTGGAGATCGGAGGAGTCCAAGTCCGCGGGTACATAGACCAGTTGGTTTTGGACCCGGACGACACGGTGCGGGTCCGTGACCTGAAGACCGGCACCACCAAATCGAAGTTCCAGCTTCACACGTACAAGGTGGCTGTCGAGAAGGTCTACAACGTCCCTGTGAACAAGGGGGATTGGTACCTCGCCAAGAACGGGGGACTGTCCCGAGTCGTAAAGCTGGACGAGGTGACGGATGAGCAAGTGGGAGAGAGGTACGCCGCGATGGATGCAGGAGTCAAGCGAGGCGACTTCCCGGCGAAGCCTGGCTTCCTCTGTCGTTTTTGTGACATGAGGCACGCCTGTTCTTTTTCACGCCGCTAAAGTTGCTTCGGGAGAAAATCCGAGGTAAGCTAAGAGTAGGAAAGAGGCCCGCTGAGCGGGCTTAACTTTAGCCACAAAAGTTGCTTCGGGGGGTCGGGAAACCGGCCCCTCAAGGAAAGGTGACTGATGTACTCGCTCGCACAGAGCATCGGAGTCAAGGGAGCGGCCGGCGAGCCGCTTCCCAGCCCCTTCAAGGGACTCCAGAAGCAGGAAGTCGAGTTCCGCCGAGGTGAGTTCAGCCTCGTAGCCGCTGGCCCTGGTACGGGTAAGTCGCTCTTCGCTCTCAACCTGGCCATGTACGGCAACCTGCCCTGCCTTTACTGGTCCGCGGACTCCGGGGCCGCTACGCAGCTCTCACGCGCCACGGCCATCATCACGGGCGACAGCGTGAAGAGCATCAAGAAGAAGCTGGTAGACGACGACTTCGGCGACTACGTGGGAGCCCTCGGTCAGCGCTGGTGGGTCCGCTTCAACTACGACGCCAGGCCCTCACCAGCCGACATGGAACGTGACCTCGCGGCCTATCACGAGGTGTTCGGCTGCTACCCGCATCTGTGCGTAGCCGACAACATCACCAACATCGACGGAGGCGAGGTCGGCGACGCCGAATCCTTCACCTTCGGCCTGGAAGGTATGTGCGAATACCTGGCCGAGATGGCTCGGGAAACCAAGTCGCACGTCCTGGCCCTGCATCACGTGGTCGGAGAATTCTCCGATGGACTCAAGCCCATTCCGCTCAGTGGCGTTAAGGGCAAGATCGGCCGAGTGCCGTCGCTCATCCTCACCATTCACAAGGAAATCGACGGCATGGACAGCACCATCCTCCATGTGAGCGCGGTGAAGAACCGCGAAGGCATGGTCGATGCGAGTGGTGAGACGTTCTCCTCGTACGACTTCAACAGGACCAACATGCGTCTTACTGATATCGACGCTGAGTTCTAAGTCACATCCTAAAAGTTGCTTCGGGAGAACGAAGCGCGTAAACTCAGAAGTAGAGGGGAACGGAAATGAAGCAGCAGTTCACGGGTAGCGGATACACCATCGAGAAGGAGATCGTAGACGTGCTTCTCGAAAAGCAGCCCGAAATCTCTGCCGACGACATCAAGCAGGCCGGCGGTGGAGTCGTCGCCGTAATCCTTCAGGTGAAGGACAACCGTCGATTCAATCTCAGGAGCCTGGCCCGCGATCTCGTCCGAGCTGGTGGCCGCGGTATCCATGTCGCCGCAATCAGCCTCCCTACGGCCCAGGGCCGCACCTGGAAGGTCGTCCCCCTCGACTATCTTCGCGACCTGGCCGACGGCATGAACGACATGAAGATGCAGCTCCGTCTTGAGGCGGCCCTCCGACGTGGCTGAACCTCGCAAGGGCTATCGCCAGTGCGAGAAGTGCAGCAAGAACCGGGCGGAGAAGTTCTACACGCCCCGAGGCAAGGTCTGTAGCACCTGCCGCAAGGCCACCAGGCGGACCGCGTCTCGAAACGCCCGCCTACAGGCCACCTACGGCCTCACGAACGAGGAATACCAAACTCTCTTCGAGGCCCAGGGCGGACGCTGCGCAATCTGCCAGGAAACCCGTCGCACAAACCTCGCCGTAGATCATTGCCACAAGACCGAGGCAATTCGCGGTCTCCTCTGCCAGCGCTGTAACGGACAGCTTCTGGCGCGAGGTGCACGAGACAGACCCGAAGTGCTCCGACGAGCAGCTGACTACCTGGAGAACTTCCCTGCATGGGAAGTACTCGGCCCCCGGTACACATACGACAAGGACTCGTAATGCCCGATGGCACCAACGTTGACGCCCGCGAATGGCGCGGGAATCGGAAGTCGTACGTCGACTCCTACCGCCGCTACGACTTTCCCGTCAGCACGAGGAAGATCGAAGATGAGCAGCCCGAAGCCTCCGATCAGTGAAGTCCTGAATCACTACTACGGAGTGCCAGTCCAGCCCCGTAGTGGCTGGCAAAAGATTCTGTGCCCGCTGCACAACGAATCCAACCCGAGCGCATCCGTCAACACGGATAGGCAGCGCTGGAGCTGCTTTGCCTGTGATGTACGGGAGGACAGCTTGGACGTGATCATGCGAGAGGAAGGCTGTGGCTTCAAGCAGGCCCAGGAATTTGCAGATGGCCGGTTCAGTGCTGGCGGCGAAGGAGTACTTCAGTCAGTACGAGGGGAGCCCCGCCGAGGCGTACATGAACGCCCGAGGTTTGGGACCCGTAGCGAGCCGGTTCGGGATCGGGTACGTCGGTTCGGCGAGAACTGGTGACGAGCGGATGACGGGGATGCTTGCCGTCCCCTATTTCCGCCCCGCAGGCGGTGACCATGCCGTCGCCACCATCAGGTATCGGTGCATAGCCGACGAGTGTGTGAAGGATGAGAACGGCGAGTACTACGCACCAACCCGCAAGGAACAGCACGCGGGACACGGCAAGTACCGGAGCCTTCCCGGTGACCATCCGCGCCTCTACAACACGGCGGCGCTGATCAAGCCGACTCCCTACATCGCCCTGAGTGAGGGGGAGTTCGACGCCGAGGCGTCCGAGCTGGCTGACGTTCCCTGTGCTGGCACCCAAGGCACCTCCGCCTGGCTGCCGTACTTCGATCCGGCCTTCGTCGGGTTCGAGGCGGTTTTCATCATCGCCGACGACGACGAACCGGGAATCGCCGCAGCCGACAAGCGGGCAGCGGAGATGCCGAACAGCAAGGTCATCGTCCTCGGGGACGGGCACGACATCAATTCATTCATTCACACACATGGTGTGGACGAGTACCGGAAGAGGCTGGGCCTGTGAAGTCGAAGTGGGAGCCGGGAACGCGAGTCCGAGTCAAGGACGGGGTTAAGGAACTGGGCGGGGCGTTCGGAACCATCCAGGCCGTGAATTACGCCGAGTGGACCGAGGCCACCGCCGTCCTCCTGGACGACGACGAGTGGCGGATGGGTGCCTGGTTCGGGGATGGCGAGCTGGAAGAGGTGACCGTATGAGCCTGCGCTTCAAGGTCGGAGACCGTGTGGTTGTGGTGGCTCCCGCGGCCTACCGCCCGAGTGACATCGTGGCCGGCCTCTACTCGGACAAGGTGGGAGTCATCAGCAGTGTCTACGCCGATGCGAGCCTTCCTTACCCCTACGAGGTGACCTTCGAAGGTGGCGGAAGCCTCTGCTTCACCGATAACGAGCTGATCCACGAAAGCGAGTTCCTGTTGGCCACGGCTGACCTTTCTTCTGCCTCAGAAGTTGTTTCGGGGGATACGCACGATGCCGTGAACCACCCGGCTCACTACACGTGGCTTCCGGGTGGCCTCGAAGTCATCGACATCACCAAGAACTTCGGATTCGTCCGAGGCAACGCACTCAAGTACCTGTTCCGTGCCGACTTCAAGGGCCGCACGGTCGAGGACCTGAAAAAGGCCCGCTGGTACATCGACTACGAAATCAAGCAGCTTGAGGCGGAGGAAACCCAGTGAAGCGAATAGTCGTCATCAGTGACACGCAGATGCCCTACGAGGACAAGCGCGCGATGCGCAACGTCATCAACTTCATCGGTGACTACAAGCCTGACGAGGTAATCCAGATCGGGGACCTGGTGGACTACCCGGCCCCGTCCCGCTGGACGGCCGGCACTCGGTACGAGTTCGCCGGTGGAGTCATCCGAGACTCCGAGTACGCCAAGACCAACTTCATGGCTCCGCTCCGTGCCGTTTACGACGGCCCGCTGAAGATCCTCAAGGGCAACCACGACGAGCGGCCGGAAAAGTACCTGGAGAAGAACGCCCCTGCCCTGGCCGCTGACGACGTGCACTACCGCTTCGAAAGCCTGCTCGATTTCGACGGATTCGGGGCCGAGCTGGCAGAGCCCTACTACGCCTTCGCCCCCGGTTGGGTGGCTATCCACGGACATGAGTCGCCCGGCCTCAATCAGGTCGCCGGACGCACCGCGGCCATGAAGGCAAAGAAGGCCGGTGCCTCCGTGGTCATGGGCCACACTCACCGGCTGGCCGTTTCCCCCGAGTCCCACGGGTTCGGCGGAAGGCTGAAGACCATCTACGGCTTCGAGGTTGGTCACCTCATGGACGTGCGTAAGGCCGGATACCTGAAGAACGGTCCGGCCAACTGGCAGCGAGGATTCGGCCTCTTCTACGCCTCGAAGTACGGAGCCACCCCGCACGCCATCCCGGTTGAGGACGACGGCTCCTTTGTCGTGGAAGGCGAGCGATACGGGGCCATCAAGCGCGGCACTAACGGCAAGTTTGCGAAGGCGGAGAAGTGACTGACCTCAACTGGGACCACATCAACGAAATTGCGCAGAAGGTCTCCAGGGAGATGGCCCTGAAGTGGCCGGTCGTTGAAGCCGAAGATGTTCAGCAGGAAATCTTGGTCCACATGGTCGAGCAGGCGTCCTACATCGCCAAGCGCCAGGACGACGACGAGTTCCTTCGGAAGGTGGCCTGGCGAGTCGCCAAGCAGTACGCGTCCAAGGAACAGAATCAGCGGGACCTCATGGACGGGCAGTACTACTACACGCCCGAAGAGGCCCGGAATGCACTGCGGACGTTCATGTACACCGACGAGGAAGTGTCTGCCCTCATCGGTAAGAAGGACGACCTGTCCAAGTGCCGGATCACCGACAACATCATGTCGGCCCGGCTGGACGCCTCAGCCTCCATGCGCAAGCTGACCGACCGCTACCGAGACGTTCTCACGAGGATTTTCATTTACGGCCTGCCTCCCAAGGACGACGCCGAACGCAAGATGTCGTACCGCGCCGTGGACGCCCTTGCCATCGCCATGAACAGCCACCTGCGCACCGGAAAGGCCGCCGCATGATCGAGACCCGCAAGCACTACGCCGA